CTCCGCTGGCTGTTAAGGTCACCGAAAAGGGCATTAAGATCATCGATGGCCATCACCGCTATTACGGTGCGAAGCTGGCACAGGAAGCAGGCTACACGCTGCGCCTTGAGTGCAAAGACTTCGTGGGTAGTGAAGCTGACAGCGTGGCATTCATGGTCACCAGTAGTCAGGGTCGCGCCCTGTTGCCTCTGGAACGTGCAGCAGCCTATCAGCGCCTTGTTAACCAGGGCTTAGAGCCAGCCGAGATCGCCGCCAAGGTGAAACGTTCGATCACCGATGTTGAGCAACACTTGCAGCTGCTGACCGTTGGCGAACCTCTGATTGAGATGGTGAAATCCGGCGAAGTGGCCGCAACCACAGCAGTAGCACTGCAGCGCGAACATGGTGTTAAAGCCTCATCCATTGCTCAGGAGCAGATGCAGAAGGCGAAAGCGGCAGGGAAGAAAAAACTGACTAAGACCGATGCTATGCCGCAGTTCAGTGCTGCCCAGGCACGTAAGCTTGCAGAGCTGATTGCTAAACATTCTCAGACAGAACAGAGCGATGAAGGCGCCCGCATTACGCTGACGTTTGAAACTGACCTGCAGGCGGCTGAGCTGATGGATATTATCCTGATCGCCAAAGAGCACTACGGTGTGACTCAATCAGTAAGCAAACAACCGGCAGCAGTTAAGGCAGAGGAAGGTGATGACCTGCCATTGCTGAAGCACGAAATCCTTGAGCAAAGCGGTGTTGAAGCGTGGGCATGCGTTATTGCCGCGTTCAAAATGAAAGCTGAGTACACCTACAGCGAATCAAAGTACGCGCATACCTGGGCGGCGGACTCTGTTGAGAACCCTACCTGTGTGACCGTTCCGGCAGAGATCATTGCTAAAGCGGTACGCCTCATCAAAGAGCATCATGACGATCTCGAACTAAAGCTGTGGGTATCAGAGCACTACGATGATGCAGAGCTGGCAAAGGAACAGTTGCAGCGTTTTTCAGCGGTGCTGATTGACGTTCGCCAGGACAGGCCATGCACGGTTCAGGAGTTTATCGCGCTGGTGGAGCAGACTAACCGTGATTGCTGGACAAATATCCGCATGTTGCGTCAGGCCGTACGCGAAGTGGTCGGGCAGATGACTATACCGGGTATTGGGGAGGATGCAGCATGAGCCGCTTTATCGCAGTGATTCATGGGTGGCATGTTCATAGCAACGGATTCAACGTTCACCAGATTGATGCAGCCAACGAACAGGAGGCCGCCGAAAAGGCGGCATATCTGACGATGCAGCGACAGGGCAAATTTGACGAGTGCGCTTATGTGCTGGTTGAGGTTCAGTCTGAAGAGGCCATTAAGCAGCCTCGAAAACTATCGTGGCGTGAGCGGATCACCGGGAGGATGGGATGATTGCACATGAAACATTCGTTGGAACCATGCTCTGCGTTGCGTTTTATTTTTTCTTTGCCGGAATTGTTGCAGAGCACAGCAGCTCCAACCTACACAAAAATATCAGCAGCCCCTTACCTTCGATCGTCAGAGGGTTAGCCTGGCCACTGGTTATGCTCAAATATGCCCTGCTGATGATTTGGGGGTGCTTGTGAAGTTAATCCTCCCATTCCCGCCAAGCGTTAACACGTACTGGCGTAACACCAGAAAGGGAGTATTGATCAGCGCCTCCGGGCGCTGTTTCCGCTCCAACGCATTTGCTGCTGTTCTTGAGCAGCTAAAGCGCCGGCCACAGCCGATTACAGTGAATGTTGAGGTGAATGTTTTGCTGTTCCCGCCAGACAAGCGCCAGCGTGATCTTGATAACTATCTCAAAGCATTATTCGATAGCCTTACTCATGCCGGCGTGTGGGGCGACGACAGCCAGATAAAAAGATTCTCGGTAGAGTGGGGCGCAACGACGAAGAAGGGTAAGGCCGAAGTAACGATCACACCTTTTGAAGTGGTGGCCGCATGAGAGCATTACTCACGCCAGAGGTAGCACCTCGCACCGGGATTGTGTTGCTAAAGCCGGGACCAGACCTGTTGAAGCTGTTTAAGGGCAGGGTGGTAATCAGCACACCGACAATGGATATGGCAGACCTACCATCAGGCCGCCTGAATGATGGGACACAGCCGTTACTTGATGAACCCTCACTCATTCCATTCTTCAGTCATGATCGCGTGATTAAGGCCGCTGGTGGGCCAAATGCGCTGGCATCCTTCGTCCAGTCTTTCAACTGCTGCCAATGGGAGCGGGAGAAGCTGGACGTTTGGCATCATCATGAATTTACTGTGTCAGAAACTGAAAACGGCCTGGTGTCTCTTTGCTACAGCCACGATAATGAGTTCAGGGAAAACGGCATACCTGGTAGCCTAGAGAGCATCGCCAAAGGTAATACAGCACTCTGGATAATCAGGGCTGCATGCAGTCAGATGGCGCTGAACGGTGACCACCAGCTGACACTGCCGGAACTGTGCTGGTGGGCAACCCTGAATGATGTGATTGACTTGATACCAGAGGCACCGGCCCGTCGCGTTCTGCGTATGCCGAAAGAGACTATCCAGAGCGGTGAGCTGAAAGAAGCCCGTATTGTTCCGGCGCGACCGGCGCGTGAAGTGATTCAGGATGCCGCTCAGTTGGTCAAAAAGATAATTGACCTGCGCACCGATCCGGAATCACCAGAATCATTCATGAAGCGCCCCAAGCGTAAGCGCTGGGAAAGTGAGAAATACACACGATGGGTAAAGTCACAGAATTGCGCATGTTGCGGAATGAAGGCTGACGATCCGCATCACATCATTGGACACGGACAGGGGGGAATGGGAACGAAGGCGCATGATTTATTTGTGATACCGCTATGCAGAGCGCATCACGATGAACTGCACCGGGATATGAAAGCGTTTGAAGCAAAATATGGCAGCCAGGTTGAGTTGCTATTCAGGTTCCTTGATTTCGCGATTGCAGTCGGCGTGATCGGGACGGACAAAAAATAAAGTGTGTGGAGAGGATTAAATATGCGTGACATGTCACAGGTATTAGAGCGTTGGGCCGGATGGGCTAAATCAGACAGTAGTGGTGTCGATTACTCAGCAATCGCAGCGGGATTTAAAGGGCTGCTGCCGCAGGATTCAAAATTAACGCTTACCTGCAGCGATGGGGACGGACTAATTATTGAAGGTTGTCTGTCACGGCTTAAAGCCAAGCGCCCGGATGAGCACGCGATCATTGTGCTCCATTACTTTTTCAATATCTCAAAGCGCACCCTTGCAAAACAGGCCAAACGCGATGAAAAGATAGTGAGAATTGAAATCCAGATGGCTGAGGGGTTCATTGAAGGCTGCCTGGCAATGCTGGATGTGCGGCTGGATATGGACGACGAACTGACGTCGAAAAAAATATTGAAAAAACCTCTCACGCGGTCCGCATTTTCCTTAGTAATCTGATAAGGTCGATTACCAAGCAGTGCAGCTTATCTGCTAAAAGTCAGTTCCAAATGTGGATGTCAAAGCGCCTCGGGCCTTACCAGCCTGGAGGCGTTTTTTATTTTAAATATCCCCTAAAGGGGATAGCAATATATCTATCCCTTGCAGGGGATAAGAAATTCACCCTGTTGCCGACGGGCAAGGCACTTACCGCTTTTGCGTCAGGGTTATTTTTCATAAATATCGGCCTCCGGTAAACAAAAATGTTGACCAGGTAAGCATAAATGTTTACTATAGCTTCATGTTCAACAGACAGGAGGAGTAGTGAAGCAAAGCGAGTTCAGGCGGTGGCTTGAATCTCAGGGAGTCGAAGTTTCAAACGGTACTAACCATCTGAAGCTGAGATACAACGGGAAGCGAAGTGTAATGCCGAGGCATCCCGGCGCTGAGTTAAAAGAACCACTGCGAAAGGCCATAATTAAGCAGTTAGGCCTGAAATAATTAACCAGCCCTCCGGGGCTGGTTCTCGCAGAGTTTCACTAAGACGATATGCGATACCCGATTAATCTTGAGCCGTGCGACGGCGGATATGTGGTTTCGTTCCCGGATATACCGGAGGCGCTTACTCAGGGCGAAACGCGTGAGGAGGCGTTAGCGATGGGGCTGGATGCGCTGGTTACTTCATTTGATTTCTACTTTGAAGATAACCAGCCAGTTCCGGCACCTGGACCGGTAACCGGTGACTTTGTAGAGGTTCCGGCGAGCGTGTCGGCGAAGGTGCTACTGCTTAATGCTTTCCTTGCTTCCGGCTTAACTCAGGTTGAGCTGGCTTCACGCATGGGAGTTAAAAAGCAGGAGGTAACTCGCATCTTCGATCTGCACCACTCGACCAAAATAGATACTATTCAGAAGGCGCTCTCAGCGCTGGGCAAGCGACTTGAATTAGTCGCTGCCTGACAGGCACCAAATAAGAAATTCAAAGGCTCACTTCGGTGGGCCTTTTTCGTTTTTGCGCACGCCAATCAGTCTCCACACACACTTTTGACGCCGTGGTGCTGCGCAACTCATTTAACGACAGTCAGCCGCCATCATCCCGGTGGCGGGAATCAGAGCATGCCTCCAGAAAAAGACCCGGGCTTTTGGGCCACAGTGCTGCTGTGGCTGTATGCCCACAAAACAGAATGGGGATATGCCGGGGTAGCAGGCATGTTTTCACTATTACGCAGTGCCTATGCAAAAAGCCCGTGGAGTAAGCGGGTTCTCGACGCTGTCTCCTGCAGCGCGTTAGCGTTCTTTGCTGGCCCGACGCTGCAGGTGATGGGCGCTTTATTTAACTGGAGCATCCCTGACGCCGCCGCACAGGTTTTCGCGGTTTACATCGGGTATGTAGGCAATGACTACATCAGCGAAAGGCTTCGCAGGCTGATAGAGAGAAAGGCAGGGGAAACCAATGACGGGCAGCAATAAATCACGCGGAATCCGCAATAATAATCCTGGCAACATCCGCTGGGGCGATGAGTGGCAGGGACTGGTGCCGCAGGCGCAGCGCACTGATAAATCTTTTTGCCAGTTCATTAGTCCGGAGTACGGCATCAGGGCGATGATTATCATTCTGCGTAACTACCAGAGCAAATATGGCCTGAAAACTATTACGGGCATTGTGAAGCGCTGGGCTCCGCCTAACGAGAATGACACGCAGGCTTATATCCGCAGCGTGGCAACGGCTACTGGCACTGATGCTGATAAGCCAATCGACCTGACTGACAGCCGCAAGCTGTTTCCGCTCCTGCAGGCCATCATCAAGCATGAGAACGGCAGTCAGCCCTACGGATTAGATGTATTCATTCGGGCGCTCGACCTCGTCTGATAAAGGAGGCCGCATGGCTGCTATCCAGTTCATCAAAAACTATTCACATCTGTTGGTTATCGCAATTATCTGCGTTTGCCTGTGGATGCTGAATGCCCGCAGCGCGCAACTTGAAGCAACCAATCAGCGCCTGGAGAAGCTGGCGAACAGCAAAGACGAGCAGATTAACGACCTGCGCTCCAAGAACGATGGCCTGGCATCAAGCGTCACTGAGTTGGTAACAGCCGTTAAGCAGCAGAACGTTGTGATGAGTCAGGTCACAGAGCAGCGTGCCGTAACAGCCCAGCAGAACCGGAAACTACAGAATGAAATTAAGCGTTACCTTGCGGCGGACAAGTGTGCTGTTGCTCCTGTTCCCCCTGATG